CATCTCAACAAACATCTTACCAGGAACCCCATCAGCTCCAACTATTAAACCAGGAGTTCCAGGAACAGCAGGTGTTGTTGTATTACCAACCGATGTCATTTTTAATTTAGTCACGGTAAATGTTTGAGCTTGGATGAATGTAATTATAGCATCAGTTAAATCTTCTGCTAAAACATCTATCTTATCGGCTGCTCTATCATCAAAATTAAAATTTTCACCAGTCTGTGTTGGTTGAAGATTTTTTGTAAAAGCATTTGCTATGTCTTCTTTAAGCCCCATTTTTAAACTTTGCCTTTTCTTCTACTTTTTTCATTACACCTGAATAATCTTTGTTAAGAGCATTAGCTAGATGGTCAGGTAAACCAGCAGTATCTTCGGTTACAGATTTAACTTCAGCTTCTTTATTTATAGTCTTCCATTCACCAGAGTGAGCAGTTTCTTTTAAGATGTCATTTAAGATAGAATCCTTAGTCATTGGAACTCTCGTGTTAGATACTGGATTATTACCAGTAGTAGATGCGGTAGGTTGTGGCGCTCTATCTTCAACTATACTATTAGTTTTACTACTAACTAGCGCTTCATCTATCTTTTTCTCCAGTACAGAAAATTTATAATCTAACTCTTCTCTTATAACTTCTCTTATTAATTTCTTAAATATATTAACCTTCATTATTACTCCTGTTGTTTTGTTCTATGTAATGTTTCTTACTTAAAAATCTTGTTTGCCCATCTTCATAAACTCCATTGTCATCAGGAGTTCTTTCTTTTAATTCATCAATTAAAGCTTGTATTCTATTAAACATTGGACTTCCCGTTTCTCTATCATACAATGGTATAGGAACTCCTTGAACTAATGCTCTTGAATCCTGTAATACTTCAGCAAAAGTTAATAGTAATGCTCTTAACTCATCACCCAATACCATCGGTTCTTTTTTGTCTCTTGACTTCTCTCCTAAATAAATATTACCAGAATTAATAACTGATTGACCTTGATTGTTTAATGTGAAATTAACAGCAGCTCCCAAGTTAATATTTCTACCAGATGATATTGATATATCACCTACATTACTTCTGCTATTAAATATAAGCCTATCCGATGTAATTAAGATTTGGTCAAATTCAGTTTTAGTTTCTTGTTCGGGTATTTCTATAGAAAAATTATAAAAAGTATCCAACCCCTCTGTAGGTTCAATGTTATTTAATAATTTACTGTTACCTTTATTAATCTGAAAATTTGGATTTATAGCAGTTGTGTTTGGTAAGGTAACTGATGAGTCTGTTGATAGTCTAAAGAAACCTAAATTCTGTTCTATGCTACCATTAGACATAAAAGATATTAATGAGCCAACCATTGGGTTTTCATTTCCAGATGGTATATTGGTATTATGTAAATTTAATATAGGAAATATATCACGAGAACCTAATCTGATACTATTTCCGTGACGACCTTCTAATGATAAATCAGTATGTTTTGAGTTATGATAATAATCATTAGGTAATCCATCTAATATAACATTTCTATTTTTTTGTAACTTAGGAACATTAGATACCGGATAAGCAGAACCATATCCAATTGAAGATTCTATATCATAATCATTTGATCCTAAAGCATCTCTTCTTTTACTCCATGTTGGATTAGATCCTACATTGGGAGTATTGAAAGAATTTAATGGACCTATGTAATAAAAAGATTCATATATCAAAGTCATTAAAACTAAATCACCTTTAGTAATAGAATCACTTATACCTCTGATGAGAGGAACTGCTGAAACTATCTGGCTCATTGTTGGTAGTGAAGAGTCTAATGGCTTTACTTTAATTGCTTGAGAAGATACAGAACTCTCTCCACCTCTAGGACTATCGGATTCGTTTAAATGAACTTGAACCACATGACCTAAAAAAAAATCTATATCTTTTTCAACTAGATTTTCATATACCCTACCTAAACCCATTATGTTTTCCCATACTTACTTCTTATACCTTCCATATCAACAATCTCATCTTTCTTCTTTTGTAAATCAGTTGTTACATCTTCGAGAGTTGCCATTAGTTGTTCTTTCTCTTCTTCGGAAAGTAAAGCAGCACTACCATCATCGATAGTTTGCTTGGACATAATTCGTTGGTAGATAGTAGCTAGTTTAACTAAGTTGTCATCGTTACGAATACCCACATCCATTAACTCTTTGATTATAGGACCTACGATAGCTATATCCTCTATACCTTGAATATAGCCATGAACTTCCTGAATCAATAAGTCAATCTGAGTTTTCTTTAACTTAGTGTTCTCGTATATCTCCTCAGATAAATCTGAAAAGTTTTTATCACCGAATATTTTATAATCGTTTTCCATACATATAAATATAGTACGGGTTTAGAATTACACTAAAGAACCTGTATATCTTAGGTTGTCTATATGACCACGGCTAAGAACTTCTTCTTGAATTCTAGGATAAATCTTACGGAATGTATTGGTGACTTGAGTAATCTTAGATGTTTTAACATCTGTCATTTCTCTAATCATAATGTATATTGCTTTCTTATTAAAGTTATCAATGTTATCTTTATTCCTACAAAGATATAAAATAGATTCAGCAATATCCCTATCCGCTGTTTTAGGAAAAAGCCTTTCTATATTTTCTTCAAAGTAATCAATAGTCTTCTTGAATATATCAGAAGATGGGCTTTTTTCAATTACTTCATCATCAACACCTTGGTCGTAAAGGGTATCAACATTATCATGTATCTTCATCTTCTTGTAGTTAGCATTATTGTTTAAGATAAGATAATTCTTTGCTACTACGGAAAAGTAACTAAAGGCTTTACTACCTTTGGTTTCATCAAACTTGTGCATATTAATTACAAGATTGGATACAACCTCTTCTTGTAAATCCCTAAACCCATAACTAAAATAACTAAACTTAAAAGTGTTAATTATGTTTTCAGCAAGTTTAAGGAATGCTGGGTGAATAGTTTCTGTATAAATTTCATGTCTGAATCTAGTATCATCAGAATGATTATATTCTACAATGGCATCATGAACTGGTGTACCAAAATATATTTTACTTTTTTTCTTTCTTTTTTTCTTTAATGGTGGCATCTTCAACCTCGGTTTCAAATAGACTATTTAATTCATTTCCAAGTTGTTTTATCTCCGAAAAGAAAAAACCAACTTCATCATCGGACTCAAAGGTCCCTTTATCATCTATGGTTTTAAGTTGAAGTTTTATTGATTCTACTGTATTATTTATATTTAGTATTATGTTTTCGTAATCGTTGATACGGCGTAATGCATAGAAAGCTACCAATCCCAAAAAGGTAGCTATTATTCCAAGTGTAACGGTTATTATATAATGTAACAATTAAGACTCTAATTCTATTATTTTTTCATCTATCAAATCTATGGCTTCTACAAGAACTTCTTCCTGTTCTTCATTTAAATCTACTTCCAATAACAAACTTTTTAAATCCTCTAAGAAAAGGATAATTTCGTTGCTAATTCCCATTAAGCATCTCCTACGATGTTAGTTAATAGTGCTAAGAGTTGTTCATTATCAAACTCATCCAACTCATCTATATGGCTATCTAATGTTGTAATTAAATCCTTCATATAACTACCTTTAAACTGTTTAACAGTTTTTTCAAATAACTGTGGATTTTCTACTTCCAACACATCTAGTATCTGATTTATTAAATCATTAGCATCTGTTAGATTCTGTCTAACTTTATAAAACATTTCTTTGTGTCTTGATTGTTCTACTTCTAAGGTATCTAATCTGCTAAGTATAAAAGATATGACTTTAATGATTTGTTCGTTTGTGTGTTGTGATTTTTCCATATATCCATAAATATTTACTTACTATTGAAATCACTTATATTTTAGTCATTATTATTTAAAGTTTAGGGGCATAGAAGAAAGGAAGAAAGAACTATGCCCCAAGAGAACCTCTTAAATGAGATTCAATTCTTTGAGAACGATATATAACCTATTTTATATTCCTCTGTAATATACACAATTAAAACCATTAAGTCAAGCATTATTTTTGAGAACTTGAAACTAAGTTATTAGAAACTTGTTCACTTAATAGCGATTGTATGGTGAAATATAACGATGGGTTTCGTTTTAATAAATCTTTAAAATCTTGTTGAGGCCAGACCAAACATTCAGCGTTATGTTCAACCTTACAAGTTGCTGTTGCTGGTTTCTCTGTAAGGAAAGACATCTCTCCTACAAACTGACCATCTTTTAATTCTGCTACTTTGTTATCATTAACAAGAACATCCACAGTTCCGTTGTAGATAAGGATTAAATCTTTTACTGGCTTACCTTGGGTTATGATAGGTAATGGTGTATTAAACTTTTTCCATTCGGCTACTTTGGTTATCTTTAAGAACTCAACAGGTGTCAAACCCTTAAACATAGTTTCATATAATTCCTTTTCTTTATCTGTCATATCAACTGGTCGTTTTTCATATATGATAACTGCCACATGATATAAGTTAAGTAGTATGAAGATAATGTTCCAACCGATAGCAATCCACATAGGTTCGGCTGGAATATAAAAGTTATATAATACAGAGAATAAACTAGCAACTACAGATACGAGTCGTAGATATAAAATGTCCTTTACCAAAAAGGAAAAGGCAATAAGACCAAATGCTAAATGTCCAGCTATAGTTGCTATATTCATATTACATATTGCCGTATACTCGTTTTACATAAAAGTTTGTTCTAATGTAATTATCAGAATACTTTCTTGTCACGGTAGGACCATGACTATAAGCAGTAAGTGTAGCATCCAAATCATCAAATTGTTTATTGAGTTTAGACAAATACTTTATTCCAACTGTAACATTTACATAAGGATCAAACAAGTCTTCTTTGGGTGTTTGGAACTCAGACATAGCTGTCTTAGGTAGTATCTGCATTAAACCTATAGCACCACTAGTTGATACAGCTTTATGATTCCAATCTGATTCAGTTTGTATAACGGCTTTAACCATTTCATACTCCACACCATATTCCCAACAAAGAGCTTCTGTGTAAATAAGTATGTGTTTAAGCTTAGATTTATTCAAAGAAGATTTAATTTTTTCTGCTTGAGATTCATAGTCACTTGGAGCAAATGGCACATCAACCATACGGATGATGGTTTCGGTTTTTGTTTTTATCACAGTAGGTTGCTCGCTAATGTTAACATACACTACAACAGATAGTGAAGTTATTGCAGCACCTAATAGAAAATACAATCTATTGATATTCATATTATTACCCTTTCTTTATTAATAAGTATATTAAGAATTGTCTTCAAGTTTTCTAAAAACCTTTTTTTCTTTTGAGTTCATCATTTGTAGCTTAGATAAGTTGTCCATCATCTTACCTTTTTGTACAAGTGATATTTTATCTTCAGAGTAAAATTTATTAACTTTATCTACTGCTTGTTGATAACCCCATTCAATAAATTCTTTTACTATAGTTTGGTATAATGTTTCTGTTTTCATATGAGAGAGTTTAGGACTATTGGTTAGAGAGATTTTTTTCGGTTGTTTTGGGTTATATATATTGTGGTAGTATTTTTCTAACCACCTATCCCAACTATTATCAGAGAAGATACCTTTGGCAGCTCGTCCACCATTAGCAGACCTACGGTCTAATCTCTGAATGTTTCTTTTAGTTTCCTCTTGGACAGGTTGAACAATCGCACCTGTCTTGTGAGGATATACAATGTGAGCTGAATACTTCTGTGTATCGGAACAATTGATACAGGTATATAAACCGAGTTGGACTCGTGATGAATCCAACTCTGTTGTACAAGCTTTACAATACACTATAACAAACTTACAGGTGGGTGATTCATAACTTCTTCTAGTTCTTCTCCGGATATAACTTTCTCCCCATCTAGTATAGCTTTTTCTAATTCATCTTGAAGACCATACATCAGTTCCTTAGCAATATCAATAGATATTCTAGTATCCGTATTAGCAGAGTAATCCGGTAAGGTGTTATCTGCTTCTTCTATGAAACCTTGTATCTCGATAAGTTGTTCTAGTATTTCTTTATATTCCATTAGTTTAAATCTCCATACATTAAAAGGCTATTAACCAAAGTTTCATCATTTGCTGTCCATTCGGTTTTATCGTTCCAATAAACCTCACCTGTCTCGTGATTGTAAATCTCTACGATATGTATCTCGTCATCTATCGTATTGGTTACAACAGCAAAATTATCACAGGTCATATCAGGAGTTATCGGTTGGTAACCATAAGAATAGTCAATCATAAACTCACTAAAGTTAAGTTCTACGATATGAGCACCTAAATCGTGAATAGCAATCTTATGGTCTTTGTAAAATATTGTTTCGTCTAAGTTCATTATTTATTTCCTTTATTTAACACTTAAAGCTACTGTAAATATTTGGTAATGTCAAGCACTTTTACCAAAAAGTTTCTTTTTCTTTTATAGATGGTGAATCATCAGAAAAGGAATTAGCCCACTCCGATGTCCAATGTTCAGTTTCACCTAATATTTTTATATCAATCATTTTCTGAACAGACAGCACCTTATTTAAATTTAATTTGCTGTCTGCCCAAATAGAAAAGTTAATGACCTTATTCATACTTTGGTCTTTAGCTTTTATCTTATACCACATTTATTAAGCGTGACCTAAACCTTCGTAGTAAAGTTCAGCATCTGCTTCTAGTTGTTCCACCTCACTTACTTCATCCAGGTGGTCTGTTATGACATCCACTTCATCCGGATCAAATGGTATGTCCCTATCCAAATCAACCTCAGTTTCATAAGATGATACCGATGGTAAACCTGAATAGTTACAGGTCATATTATCGGTTTCATAAGATTTCATAGTTACCTCATCTACAAAATTCATCTTATTTGCCGCTTCCATTTTTGCTTCATGTTCTTCGTAAGCGTTTCTAATACTTTCTTTTAACTCTTCAAAGTATGTTGTTTCAGTAATGTTACCCATATTAGTTTTCTCCATTTATAGCGTTATTAAAATCAGGATTTTCTTCACAGTAGTTATCAAAACTATACTCGCCAGTTTTACAAGCTCTATTCGTTAGGTCTTCGTCCAACTCCATAAACAACCTATCACGACCTTCTTCACTAAACCAAGCGATATCATGTTTTTGTTCACCGAACACACCAAACGCATCTTCACCATGCCTAGTCATCTCAACTATTTTAATCTCGTTACTTACAGAAGATAGAACATACTCAACAACTAGCTTGTTCTTCTTCATGAAGTCTGAAGAGTCTGTTTTTCCAAAATAAAAATCATAAGTGTAAGTCATTCGTTTTTTCCTCTTTTGTTATATGTAAAGCTACTACAAATATTTGACAATGTCAAGCACTTTCTGGAATTAATCCATAAAATCAATTTCAAAGTCATCCCATTCTGCCACATCATTCATCGGGCTAGAATCTATAAAGTTGTCATCTCTGAAATACGTTGAAACAAACTCATCATCCATATCTTCGTTTGAACCAGCAGTTACCCAATTTTCTTTGATATCTTTACCAGCAGCTTTCTTTGCTTTCTTATCAATTATTAGGTCGTCTTCGCCGACTTCAAAGTCGAATGGTAGGTCATTTAGGTTTATACTCATATGTTTATTGTCCTTGTGTTATTAGTTATTTAAAATGTAAGGTTTATCCCACTTACCAAGATTAACTGATACATACCAACCCACATCAAAGTAATCTGTCATGATATCAGAGTTGTCATGGTTTCCATTGTTCATGGCTGGGATGACTTCACTCAAGAAGGCAAGAGCCTTAGAATTATCTTTGAAGTGGTCTTTGTACCAAAACTCATTTATGTTTCTGATAGTCCTACCATCTTGACCAATGTACTTGAAGTCAATAGCACCAGATTGAAGAGTTAACCTCAAAGTAGAATAGTTATCAACAGAAAGAGTTCCTTTCATGTTATGTTTTTTTAATATTTCTTTAATTTTGGGAGCGAGAGTTTTTTTCTTTTCTTGATTCATGTAAGCCATGTTTTTTTCCTTTTTTTAACTATTAAAAATACTACAAATATTTGACAAAGTCAAGCACTTTCTACAAATAATTAGGACCTGTCCATTGGTAGAACTTACCACCATCAAAGATATTTCCTCTAGCCCACTTAGCAGGAGCAGCCCAACCAGCAGCTTTAAAAACATCACCAGTCTTGTAAGGTATTCCCTTTAAGACACCATCACCATTAGCGATGAATCCCCATACAGAACTGCCTTGTATCACCTTAGTATATTTTTTACCGGTTTTAATATTAATACCTTTGTTAAACTTTTCAATCATATCTTCGCTAGTCATCCAATCAGCGTAATCTTTTTTAATACCTATGACTAAATTGTCTAAGGCAGTAACAAAGTCTATCTTTGAATTTCTATCTAATGTGTTATCTGTTTTCATTATCTTTTCCTCTTTTGTTATATGTAAAGCTACGAATAATATTTGATAAAGTCAAGCATTATTTTTAGAAATCTCCTGGTGCTACTTGGAAAGTATTAAGTCCCAAATCTCTCCACATCTTGACAACCTTATCTCTATCATCAACAACCAAGAATACATCGTCAATATCTACGAAAGTATCTAACATAGCTTTCTTTAAGATTTCATCAGGCATAAATCTCATATCGGGTGTTGCTTTGTTTCCTTTAGCAATTGGCCATGAGTTAGCTTTGAACTTATCAGGTCTTAATACTAAAAGGTCATGTGGCACACTATTAACCGTTAACCAATGTTTAGTAGCAACAAAACCTCTATCGTTCCTACCACTAAAAATAACAATCTTAAATCCATCGTTATGAAACATTTGAGCCATCTTAATAACTGGATGATTAGGTTGATCCCAATCTAAAATAGATTGTGGAGCAGCAAAGATTTCCCAATCTAACTTACCGTTTGCTTTTAGAGCCTTATCCCTTCTAATATCAATATTAGCAAGAGTTCCATCCAAATCAAAAATTACTGTCTTCTTCATTATTTCCCCTTTTGTTAGATATGAAAATACAAAAAATAAATGAGAAAGTCAAGCATTATTTTACCATTGAACACCTGTATATGGAATCCGTAATAAGAAATAATAGTTGTCATCAACCATAAATATCTCACCTTGATTAAATGGATTGGTTGTCTCAAATACTATTCGGTCTATGATAATCTCTTCTACCTCGTATGAGTATATTCGGTTCATATTATCAAATGTAACAGGCTTAACTATCTCTATCTCAATAGGACAATATATGTCGCTGGTTGGAATAAGTCTGTATGGAATAACTTCTGGTCTAACTTGACCTTTAAGTGAGCAGAATAATAATGTACCTGCTGTTAATAGAATGTGAACTATTGAAAATAACCGTTTCATTTACTACTCCTTTATTTGAATTTCATTTTTGTTTTAAATGCTGTAAATCCACTTGTACATTCATGACATAAACAATTATTAGAAGTTGTTACTTCATATACTTTTTCATCTACTTTACATACGTCAGCTGATTTTACTTTGTAAACTTTTGGTTTAGAGCAATCTGCAACACCTTGCCAAAACCATTCTTCAAATTTATATGTAGCCCACGATACCAATGAGATGTACCAATCTCTTATCATCTTTCTATATAACCTAAAACCATTCTCGGCCACTTGTCTGTACAAATTAAGAACCCATTACCAAATCTAATTAACCCTTCCCAATTATGTTGATCTTCTAGGTTATCCAAAGTGATGTAATCAGAACTAGATTGCTCGATGCCATTGTATCCTAACTTAAACTCTACAAGTCTTTCTATACCTACATCATTAGGAACACCTAAAGTTTCTTTATCACCCGTCCAATAATAGTTAATCATCCAAAACCTATTATCTATTACAGAAGTAGCGTCTGTTAGTCTAAAATCTATGTTAGGAAACGGCGTCTTGTTAATATCCATATCACCTAAGTTAACCACATACTGAAATGGTCTGGCGATAGTTTTAGATCCATTAGCTTCATATATCATAATGAGCTGGTTATCTACTATAGTCAAACTCTCAAAGCTAAAATTATCTATCTGAGCTGGTGGTTTGATTAACATAATGTTTTCTTCAGGTATATCTATCTCCATAGTTAGCGAAGTTATAGTTCCCCATATTAATAAACCAGCCATCTTATCATCTATCCTAACCTCTATCATAATATAAACATCATCACCGTTAAATGCTATTGCTTCAAATCCATCAAGACCTGGATATCTTTCTTTTAACTTTCGTGTGGTTAGGGTTTTCTGAACAGGTAGAATTGTATCGCCGGTATTAAGAGTATTGGTTATCTCAAGGAATGGTATATAAAAATAATAACCATTAAGATTCTCCGGTAAAAGGATTACATTATCCCTATATGTAGCCATACCAGATATCTCTTGTTTCCTATCGGTTATTAGTCCATCTAAGGGTATTTCCTTATACGATTGACCATCGGTTATAGATAGAAAAAGTAATAGTATAATGTATCTAAGTATCCTCATCTATTTACCTGTGCTTCCAAAAGCACCATCACCTCGTTCTGAATCTGATAAATAATCTACTATCTCAACTTCAAACTCTTCTAATCCTGGTAGGATAATCTGAAACAATCTTTCACCAGGTGTTATCATGTAATCATCATCAGTTGGGTTATCTACCGGCACCATAAGTTCACCTCGGTATCCACTATCTATAACTCCGATAGAGTTAGCCATTCTAAGTGGTGTTTTGTAAATGCTGCTTCGTGGAACTATAAAGAAACTTCTAGCTCTATTTACTTTCAACATAACATATTGTCTCATCTCAGCGGATATACCTAATGGTATTAATGCTGTTTCTTGTGCTTGAACAATTTGTTGTGTAGGAAAATATAAATCCAACCCAGCATCACCTTCTAGGTTTGGAGGCGTATCCTTATAGTATTTATGTGTATTAGCTAACTCATCATCAAATATCTTAATACTTAATTTATATGTCAATTTAATCTCCTAATCATCTAATATAAAGAAAATAATAGGTATTAGTATAACATGTATAAATACCCATAATAGTAAAGCACCACCCATCTGTATCTCCTGTTTAACCTATTCTATATATACCAATAAATATCACAAACCATAGATACAAGTGTAAGGTAAATAAAATGATTTGTGCTATCTTGGATGATTCGTTTTCCATTATGCCATCTTGTATTTTAAGTAGTTTGGTAAAGTCTTTGTTGTTAAATGTAAGAACTCATCCGGTGTAATATCCATATGGTTCATAATATAAATAACTAATAGTAAAATAAAAATAATAAAGTTTTTCATTATCCTAGTTCTCCATTTACTTGAATTAAATCTTGTGTTAACTCAGTAGGTTTTCTATTAAATAAAAAATCTAAAATATTATCA